AGTAAAATTCACATGGGTTGTAAATAATGACTTTATTTCACCTACAAGTAAAAATAATGTTCATTATATGTTCTATAAAGACCTTGACAAACTCTGTCAGGCCTGATATAGTGGTTGTTATAACTGTTATAAATAGTTATGTATCGAAAGATACACAAATAAACATACGATAAAATACAATAACATACGGAGAAAAAATATGTCATTAGATAATCTAAAAAGCAGTGGGTCACTTAATAAGTTGTTAGACGCAGCTAAAGGTGAAACTGCACCCCAAGAGAAAAAATCATACGTAGATGAAAGACTGTGGAAACCAGAGCTAGATAAGTCTGGCAATGGATATGCAGTACTTCGTTTCTTACCAGCTGTTGAAGGCGAAGACCTACCATGGGCAAAAGTTTGGAATCATGCATTTCAAGGCCCTACTGGTCAATGGTACATTGAAAACTCTCTTACAACACTCAATCAGAAAGACCCTGTATCAGAACATAATACTGCATTATGGAACACAGGTTTGGAATCTGACAAAGAGATTGCTCGTAAACAGAAAAGAAAATTACAATACTTCTCAAACATTTATGTAGTAAGTGATACGAAACACCCAGAGAACGAAGGTAAAGTATTCTTGTTCCGTTACGGAAAGAAAATCTTTGATAAGTTAACTGCAGCAATGTCACCAGAGTTTGAAGATGAAAAGGCAATCAACCCATTTGATTTTTGGGAAGGTGCTAACTTCAAATTAAAAATCAGAAAAGTAGATGGCTATTGGAACTATGATAAATCAGAGTTTGAAGACACATCTAAACTATTTGAAGATGACAATGAAGCAGATAAAGTTTGGAAAGCACAACACTCTCTTGCAGAGTATACTGCTCCAACAAACTTTAAATCATATGATGAACTAAAAACTAGACTTGATGCAGTCCTTTCTGGCACTGTTAGAGTTGGTAATGTTGCAGATGATATTAATGAGGCTCCTGTAGCAGCTCCTAGAGTTGATACAAAACCTCAATCTTCTAATTCAGTTACAACACCTGTAGTTGATAAAGAAGAAGATGATACATTAGCATATTTTGAAAAACTAGCTGAGTAATAATCGAGTGCCTCTATTCTATAGGGGCACTTTTCTCAAACATTTCTATACAATCCTTATAAATAAAACATGGCAAGAAGTAAATATATTGAAAGTGTCTTAAAAGCTGCAAAAGGCAGACCTAAGTCAACCCAATGGTTTCGTGATAAAATCAAGGAATTTGGTACACCAAAATCTGCTGACTTGATTCGTGATGGTAGAAGAACATCAAAACCTACCTTTGGTCTACTAAATATGTTTATGTATGACCCTAAAGGAAAGGATAAATTACCATACTATGATACATTTCCTTTAGTATTACCTATTGAAGAATATAACAATGGGTTTTTAGGAATCAATTTACATTATCTATCTATGCCAATACGAATTAGACTATTAGATAGACTGGTGGATTATAGTAATAATGATAAGTTTGATAAATCTACTAAGTTACAAGTAGATTATAGTAGGTTAAAAAAGATAGACATGATTAAACCTTGTTTAAAAAGATACTTAGCAAGTAATGTTAAGACTAAGTTTAGAAAAGTAGAAGCAGAAGAATTTATGGTTGCAACTTTATTACCTGTACAAAGATTTAAGAAACAATCTGACAGTCATGTATTTGCAAAATCAAGAGGGATGATATAATGGCATTAGATTTCGGTAGTTTAATAGAAGCAGGTTCAGCTGCAGTACTAAATGAATTACTAGCACCATTGAGAGATGATGATGGGATGGCTTTACCATCAAGGTATGAAGTAAGATTTTTACCACCATCAGGTAGTAGAGGTGTTGGTGGAACAGGTGCATCACAAAACTTATTTTCAAAAATATTATTTGAAGATATAGGTGGTGGTATTACAAAAGATGTTGCATTTCAATGTAATGCAATAACATTACCATCTCGTGGTTTAACAACAGTACCAGATGAAACAATATACGGCCCTGCTAGACATCTAGTTCAAGGATATGTTTTTGGTGATGTTGGCGCAAGTTTTTATTTACACAATGATTTGAGAGAAAAGAAATTTTTTGAAACATGGCAAAGAATAGCATTTAATCCACTAACATTTGCAATGGGTTATTATGATGATTATGTTGGTAGTGTACAAATATATACACTAGACCAACAAAACAATAGAAGATATGGTGTTGAGTTAGTTGAAGCTTTTCCTGAAACTATTTCAGAACAAGCTCTTTCTGCTAATGTAGCAACTGATGTATTACAAGTGACAGTTGGTTTCAAATATAGATATTGGAAAAATCTAACAGATGAAGCAAACTTACCTAAACCATTATTAGATAGATTACAGAATGTCTTGGGCAACCAAGTTGAAAGAAAACTTTTGAGTAGAATACCAAAAGTATTAAGTAGATTATAATTACGGAGTGAAAAATTATGGCTTTACCAAAACTAGAAACAGCAGTTTATACTTTAACTGTACCATCAACGGATGAAGAAATAAAGTATAGACCGTTCTTAGTAAAAGAGCAAAAAAGAATGATAATGGCACAAGAATCAAAAGATGATAAACAGATACTTGATGCAATGATACAATTAATTCGTGACTGCACATTTAATAAAGTAGACCCAAGTAAATGTCCATTATTTGATGCAGAGTATATATTTTTACAGATAAGAGCAAAGTCAGTTGGTGAAACTATATCAGTAAATATTACTTGCCCAGATGATGAAAAAACTATAGTATCGAAAACTATACCTATAAGTGAAATTAATATATCTGTATTTGATGACCATATAAATGAAATAAATATTACAGATGATATTAAGATAACTTTTGATTATCCTTTACTAACATCTTATGCAACTTATAGTAAAGCATCAACTACTGAAATGGCTTTTGCAGTAATAAATGATTGTTTAAGAGAAATTTCTTGGGATGACAAAACATATAATAAAACAGATATAACTAACAAAGAGTTAACTGATTTTATCGATAATTTAAGCAATGAACAATTTGAAAAATTAATGAAATTTTTTGAAACTATGCCAAAATTAAGACATGTTCTTGAAGTAGAAAATCCTAAAACTAAAGTAAAAAGTGAAGTAACAATAGAGGGATTACAAAGTTTTTTAGTATAGGGCTCGCTCATGAGAGCCTAACAAGTTACTATAAAAACAATTTTGCACTCATGACACATCATAATTACTCATTAACTGAGTTAGATAATATGATGCCATGGGAAAGAGAAATTTATATGGGTTTGATGTCTAAATATATAGAGGAAGAAAACGAGAAAATAAATAAGGAAAATAAAAAATATGCCAGTTGAAACTAAAAAGGTAAACATAGAATTAGAAGTAGACACTAATGTTGTTGATTCTAGTAAAAATGAATATCAATCATGGATAGACATGGCAAGAGCTGTGGATGCATGGAGAATATTTCCTAGAACATTCTTAACAGTTTATATTATATTACTTTATAAAGTAGTTATATGGTACATGAACTTATTAGCTCCAACAATGGAACAATCTGGTTTAGTCAGTATTGTGGTTGGTGCTGGTGCAGCTTGGTTTGGACTATACACAGGAACGAGTAAAAAATAATGGCTGAAAAAGAAGATATTAAAAACCTAGAAAAATCAAATAAAAGTGATTTTAGTCAACTTAATGCTAGACTTAAGCAGAATAATGATGAAGAAGACAAAAGAGATAAACGCCGTTTAGACCAAGCTACTTCACATTCACAAAAGAACGAGCAAAATTTACAAGCTCTTAAAGGTGTTGTAACTAGTACCGAATCGGAATCCACAACTAAACAATTAAAATCTGATGGAGAAAATGCTGCTTCAGCAAGTGCAGCAATGGCAAAAATTATTGCAGGTGCTGCTAAGAAAAAAGACAAAAAAGAAACTCTGCAACAAAGAGGCCAAAAAATAATAGGTAAAATGAATTTTGTAAAAGATAATAAAAAATTTGATAAATTGGGTAATTTTATAGGAAATAAAATAGGAGATTTAGGAAAAAGTATAGTTAGTATGGCATCAACTGCTAAAAAAGGTATAATAGGAGGTATAGGAGTACTTGCTTTATTTGCTTTTTTACAATCAGATATGTTTAAAGCAGGTGTTTCATTTTTAGTAGATTTTATAGCAGAATTTGTCGATTTACTAGACCCAAATGGTAAAACTTCATTAGGTCTTAATAAAGCCACAGCAGGACTTATACTTGCACTTGGATTAGTGGCTCTTAAATTAACGTCACTAGTGACAGGTGTTGGAATGGTTAAATTAGCTGTTACTGGGATACAAATTGCTGTAGGATTTTTAGCAACAGGATTCGGAGGGTTATTAAGTGGACTGGGTGCACTACTTATTCCATTAGCTATCCCAATTGCAATTGTCGCTGCTATTGCTTTAGTTGCTGCTGGATTGGTTATGGCATTTAGAGATTTTCAATCAACAATGGAAGAAACTGGTAGTGTGGGAGAAGCACTCAAAGCTGGAGGAGCTAAATTTGTAGGATTTATTCTGGGATTCATACCAGGCTTAATTACTAAATTTATTGGTTTTATTGCTGGTCTATTTGGATTTGATGATTTTAAAGCAAAAATGGATGCAATAGACCCTGTTCAATTAATTACAGATGCACTTATTGGCATGATAGATGGTATTATAAACTTTTTTGCTGGCGCTGGTAGTTTTATATCAGAGGGTCTAGCTAGTATTGGAAAATTATTTTCAGCAATTGGAGCAGGTGCTTTGGCTGCACTACTTAGTCCATTTAGTCCGATAGAATCATTTAATAAAGCATTTGATGAAGTCATGGCTGGTGGTCAAGCTGATGGTCAAGAAGATTCTAAACCAAATTTAGGTAATATTGCTGCAGCTGGTGCTAACATGTCTGGTGGTGATAATGACCCTGCACGATTCGTTGCAAAAAAAGAAAATGAAGATATGCAAATGAAAAGAAAAGAAGAAATGATGGGTGACAAAAGAGCAGTAACAATAGTAAAAAATACTGTCAGTAAAGGTGGTGATAATTATTCAGAAGTTAGGGGTGGTGATATTCATGTTCATGACCATTCTGCAAATGGATTTTCAACTGCAAATTAACTAGGATTTAGATGGTCTTCAGTTAGTATCTTGAATTCCATGTTGTGGTCTAGACAGAACTCAGTCGCAGACTTCCATTTAGCCTTGTTTATACCCCATGTCTTGACTTTGTTATACCA